AGTGGTTTAGAGTCCATTGTTAGCTTCTACTAATCGTTTACTATCATACTTAGATAATCCTTTATATTCTTCTACAGGTTCACCAGCAACTAATGGTGTTATCTTAATATGATGCGTTGTATTCTTTAAGTCGTTTAAATATGAGAGCTGGTTAGGATGAAATGACCATAAATAAGACTTCTTTAAATCACCAGACCTAACATCAAACTCCTCATAAAGCCATGCTACAGGTTCTTTTTTAGCCATTAGTAAAACACCATCCTTCCTATGTGCGTTTTCTTGCGTTTACCAAACCATTCTTTCTTTGGCGGTATTGAGTCATCATGGAAATATAAAGCATTTGCAACTGGATTTGCATGTTTATTAAGAACAATCGTATCAATAACCAAAAGTTTAGTTTCCAAATACGCCCTAGTATTAACTTCTGGATGACGTTCATCCGTAACCCCAATAAACTGACCATTAGCATAAACAACAGAGCATACATCACGACCCCAATAACCAGTATGTAACCTATTACGTATGACATTAATCACCCCGACCTTTTCTTCTAGTGTTCTATTATTAACTTCATGGTACACAGCAGTTGCATAACACGCTATATCTAATTCTAAGTTATGTATATCCATTATAAACCTTTAATGATTATCTGGTGTCTAGTAAACCAACACAAGCGTATAATTCTATTATAAATCTAAAAGAAAGGAGAACCGCTATGTGGACATCACCAACAGCAACAGAAATGCGTTTTGGCTTTGAAGTAACAATGTACGTAATGAATAAATAGTTACAAGCAGTATGGGGATGCTCCTAGAAAGGAACATCCTCATCTGCACCTTCAACAGCAGGTTTAAGTCTTTCCTCAGTAGCTACCATTGCTACAGCACCACTAATAAATTTACCATTAGCACCTTCTCTAATCCAACCTGATAATGTAAATTCAATACCATCAAGGTTCATTTTTCCCCGGTAGTCTGGGCGTTTAGGATTTTCACCTTTGTCATTCTTGTTTAAGGTAAACGTGTTTGTTTTGTCATACTCAGCCATATACTACTCCTTTAGTTTTAAAATTGTTTGTTCTACTTCTTCAAGAAACTTAATAACTTCTGTTTCTAATTCTGCAATATAGTCATTATCTCTTTCAACCCTAGCTACAAAGAGTTGCATTGTATCAGGGAAATTTGGGTTATAAGAAATAAAATCTACCCATTTTACATTAGGACTTACAGAAGCCATTTGCCATTGTATCTGTGGCATATACTTACTAGGAACTGACTTGCTCATAAGCGTATTAGTATGGGTTGTTTCTATAGGACACTTAATCTCTATAAGACCTGCATACTTCCCATCCTCTTCTGCATTTACAGCTCCGTCAGGACTAGCACCACTATTCTTAATAACAGGATGGTCAAAGAAACCTACCTCAGTCACAGATACCCCTCTAGTTCGCATATAAAACTCCCTAGCAGCAGCCTCCCTTTCAATCCCATCTAACATAGCCTGATTAACAAAACTATCGCCTTTCTTGCCTGTAAGACGTTCTGATACTAATTGAACAAGGTAGTTTTGACGTGATGTAGATACGCCTGTTTTAGTCTTGGCAATAACATCCGATATTCTGGATGCTGTCACCTTGCCTAATCTTTGCTGAAACCACTCTTCTGTACGTTGTTCTATCATAGAAAGTCCTTGCTAGATACTGCTTTTAAAGCTGGTTGTTCTGACTCTGGAATATCCTCACCGCTATAAATGTATAAACCAATACCATGTAATGCAATAGCTTTAGCTAAACAACGTTGCATAGCTGTATTAACTGCCATAGCGTCTGGGTTAGGAATAGCTTGGTTTCTAAAGTTAAGCACAGGTAATTGTGAAGTCATAGACTTACCAAACGCATGGACTGTGCAAAATACCATAAGCGTTTCACCAAACTGTTTAGGCTCACCATAAGTCCATGTAGCAGTTGGGTCTTGCTGTAGAAGCGTGTCTACAGCCCAAGCCCATGACAGGTATGATAGACCATTCTTTTTCTCAATATGGTCTGATACATTAATCTTACGTAGTTCGTTATAGTTCATCTTTGCTCTCTCCTTTTGTTGTAATTCGTGTTGGTGCTGCTCCATCATCACTTGGTCGTAATGTTGTTGTTGTGACATTTGCTCTCTCCCATTTATCGTTATCTAGTTTAAGTTCATCATTTAATCGTTTAAGAATATTTGCTATATTTTCTAAACCATTCGCCATATGATATACCCCCAAAATACAAAAATAAACAACCATAGCCATTTATTCATCTTTTTTTTCTTTCAAAGAATCTATCATTTTATCTAAAACATCTTTCATTGCTAATTCTACATCTGCTCTTTCCATGTTTTTTGCAAGTGAATCAGCTATTTTAACACATTTTGCTGCTTTTTTATCGTTTGGCGCAGTAATAGCTAATGCTAAGGCTAATGTCAATGCTTCTTTATTATCTTTAATCATATTACACCTGCTACTTTACCCATAATTTGCAAGCAAAGCCACACATAAGCCCAAAACGCTATTGCTAATACTACCATTGTTGAAATTTTCATGTCTCTCTCCTAAAAATTGACAATTGAACTCTAAACCCATAAAAAACACATGTCAAGCATTTTCTATAAAAAAAATAGTTTGCTTATAGATTTTATTCATGCTAATCTTTTTTGGCATTACTAACAAGGGAGAGCAGCATGCGCATTAAAAATTGGGATAAATACCAGCATTACAAGCATAAAAGCGATATGAAGTGGTTTAAATGCTATGGTCGTGATATTTTAAATGACCCTGATTTTATGAAAATGGATGATGTAAAACAGGCAACTTTATTCAAATTATGGTGTTTAGCTAGTGAGTCAAATGGCAAATTACCACAAGTATCAGATATTGCCTTTAGATTTAGAAAACCTATTAGCTTTATAGAAAAATTGGTAAAAGAATTAGATACTTGGCTAATAAGAAATGAAAGTATAGAAAAAGTATATATAAGTCCTATAACAGATAAGAATAGATTAGACAGAGATAAGAATATAAACACCATTGTGCGGTTTGATGAGTTTTGGAATACATACCCACCTGTAAGAAAAAATAATAAAAAGGGTTGTTTAGAAAAATGGCAAGCAAAAGACCTTGACTTAATAGCTGATAAAGTTATAGGCTATGTCAATATGATGAAAGAAACTAAATCATGGAAAGAAGGGTTTGTGCCAGCACCTATGACATTACTTAACCAAGAAAGATGGGATGATGGAACTGTAACTAATATCCGTAAGGTTTGGGAAGGTGGTATTTAGTGAACATAGGTGAAGTAATAGATAAACTAACAGTTAGCCAATCAACAGTTCAAGAATTTTATAATGAGGGGTATGGGCATGCGGAGTTTAAGGTTAAAAGTACGGATATATTTGCTGATGATTTGGTCAAGTATTTTAGTGAGGAAATTCATAGTGGCAAATCACTTGGCTGGGTTAAAACGGAAGATAAGTTTAGGGTTAGGGCTTCGGAACTAACAATTCTTACCGGCGTATCAGGTCATGGAAAGTCAATGTGGTTATCACAAGTTATACTGTCTATGCTGAAACAAAATACTAAATGTTTAATAGCATCTTTAGAAATGCGACCTGTTCTTACATTAGCTAGAATGATTACACAAGCATTAGGTTCACCAGAGCCAACAGATGATTACATACGTAAGTTTTGTGAACGTGCTAAAGACAAGTTATATATATACGACCAAACAGGAAGCACTAAGTCAGAAGATATGATAGCAACATTGCATTACGGTAAACATATTTTGGGGGTTGATGTATTTATTATTGACAGTTTGATGAAGTTGGATGATGTGTCCGAAGAATCTCTTGATGCACAGAAAAGGTTGACAAACAGTTTAGCGGTTATAGCACGTGATTTACAGGTAAGTATTTTTTTAGTAGCACATACTAGAAAACTTAAAGATGAAGCAGAGATACCTGACGCTACAAACATTATGGGAAGTTCGCATATTCGTAACTTGTGTGATAATATTATTTGTGTATGGCGTAACAGATACAAAGAGAAATTAATAGAAGAAGGCAAGACTTCTGACGAAGAGTTAAAGATTATTCCAGATGCAAAGGTCTTTGTCCAGAAACAGCGTAATGCACAATGGGAAGGCTCATTTAACTTTTGGTTTGACCAAAAAGGTTTACGATACAAGGAATCACCATGACCATAAATGAATTTATTAAGCAATGCAAAAAAGTATTCGGAAATGACATTCAATACAAAGCAACTTCTAAAGACGGACAAGTATTTAAAACGAAAGGATGGAGAGATGATAAAGTGGGCACTAACCAAAGACAACTTACCCCAGCTTATAGAGAAACTAAAAACTCTTGACTTCACTAAACGCTGGCGTGTAACAGTAACAGATGCAAAACTAAACAGAAGTCACGAGCAAAACGAAAGACTATGGCAATTATATACAAGCATATCTCAGCACACAGGTATTGAAAAAGATAAGATACATGAACTTATGGGATATAAGTTTTTACGATACCAAACTGAAATAGCAGGTATGCCTGTAGAGCTTATAAAGTCAACAACTAAACTAACAACATCTGACATGACTGAATACCAAAACTCAATAGAAATTTGGGCGCAAACTAATTTAGGTTGGATGTGGGATTATAATGAATTATAGAAATAAAAAACTATTAGAGATTGTTAGAGATGCTCCATGTATGATGTGTTCAATAAAAGATGGAACAGTTTGTGCAGCTCATAGTAATCAATTAAGAGACAACAAAGGTACTGGCGTTAAGGCTCACGATTTCCGCATTTCAGCATTATGTCACCAATGCCACCACATGATAGATAATGACAAGATGTTAGATAAATATGATAGAATAGCAGCATGGGAAGAAGCACATAGAAAAACTATAGGTTGGTTATTTACTAACGGACACATACAAATTAAATGAACAAAATAGAATTTGGAGATTGCAGAGAGATAATGTTACGCTGGAAAGATGAAGGCGTTAAAGTTCAAACTTGCGTTACATCACCACCTTATTTTGGTTTACGTGATTATGGAGTTGATGGTCAAATTGGTTTAGAGCAAACAGTTGGAGAATATGTTGCTAACATGGTAGATGTATTTAGACATGTATGGCATATACTTGAAGATGATGGAACTGTATGGTTAAACTTAGGTGATAGTTATTACAATTACAGACCGGGTAAAGGTCAAGCATTAAATAAACAAACAGTAAGTAATACTAATCAAGATTTGCCTACTACTTGTGCTAGACGTGGCAATAAACAAGAAGGGTTAAAAGAAAAAGATTTAATTGGAATACCATGGAGAGTAGCATTTGCTTTGCAAGATTTTGGATGGTATTTAAGACAAGATATTATTTGGCATAAACCAAACCCAATGCCTGAGTCTGTTCGTGATAGATGCACAAAAGCACATGAATATATATTTTTACTATCTAAATCACCAAAATATTATTTTGACTCTTTAGCTATGAAAGAACAAGGTGTAATACCAGCAGGCACTAAAGGTGCTAAAGGTAGTAAAGAAAGACAAAACCAAATTGGCGTAAATGCAAGACCACCTGAATATAAAATTTATGATGGTATGAGAAATAAACGTAGTGTATGGACTGTTAATACTAAACCATACAAAGGCGCACATTTTGCTACATTTCCTAAAGAATTAATTGAGCCTTGTATATTAGCTGGAAGTAAAAAAGGTGATATTGTATTTGACCCATTCATGGGAAGCGGCACAACTGCACAAGTTGCATTGCAACATGGCAGACAATACTTAGGCTGTGAGCTGAACAAAGAATATGAGAAACTACAACAAGAAAGGATAAATAATGGGTAAGGGTTCAGCACCAAGACCTTATAGCGTAGATGCAGATACATTTGAAAGTAACTGGGATAAGATATTTAAAAAAGAAGGCATTACTTTAACTGAAGAAGAGTTAGCTAATGTTCTTGTTATAGAAGATATTGTTAAGCATCACCGTAAAAAACAAAATAGTGATGATGTATCACCACACACTTATGAATACGAACTCAATAAGTCTACCGGTGATGTAGAGAAAAGATTTAAAGACGGAATATCTAAACCTAACGAAAGTCAATTTGATGGCAACTAGCCCAACGCAGTTAAGTCTTAAAAAATTACGAGAAGAAGGATACACAGTAGCAGTAGTAGAACATTGGAATAGTTTTGCAAGAATAAGACAGGACTTGTTTGGTTTTATAGACTTACTAGCATTAAAAGGAAAAGAAACATTAGCTGTGCAAACAACCACAGCAACAAATATGTCAGCTAGAGTAAAGAAGATAGGTGACCATGAAAACGTAGGACATGTTCGTGAAGCTGGTTGGACTATTCATGTGCATGGTTGGCATCAAGACGATAAGAAGAAATGGCATTGTAAAATTAAGGATGTATCGTGAATACCAGAGATAAAATACTAGCTTATCTTACAGAGCCTAGAGCTATAAAAGATATAGCAGCACATGTAGATG